GTTAGATTCATCAAATGCTTTATTAACATCTGTATGTCTAATTGTACTTCCACCTACAAAATTAGTATAATCACTAGAACTATCCCTAGTTCTACGCTCTATTGATACTACTGCACCTGAAGGTAAAGCAGAATTAAACGTAATAGTGTTATTATCAGTGGATAATGTATAATTGTGAAGTGTTACCCCAGCACTTTGTGCGGGAAAATATAATCCAGTTGTATCATTTACCTGTGGATGGTTAGAGTCTGTAGTACCACCAGTCGATTGACGGTACTGTAAGACCCTTGTTCCACCTGACAACGTAACATATACATCTAGATCATCTTGGTTATTCAGTTCTATGCTGACAGGAGTGAAGACAGTCGTTGATGACTGACCCCCACTACCTACAGCATTAAATGTCTTTTTAGTTGTAACTGCCATTGATAATCAATGTGTATAGGATCGGTGCCTATTGTGGGTTGGCGTAGTTTATTACCTTATTAACTTCCTTTAATTGCCTTTCTTGATCAGCCCGTACTTTTAGATTACGGATTTTTTGTGTACCTTCTTGACCGTCATCTGTTTGTATTCTCATAAATAAAGCATCAGGATCATTTGCATTGTATTCTGGGAACCGTTCTTTATCTCTTAGTACAAGAACTGCACGTTTTTTAGCATCTGCAAAAATTTCTTGTATTTCGGTATAAAAAATTTCTCTTTTAATCTTATAACCATGTAACTCCTTATCTGGTCCTGATCTTTCTCTCTTTTTACCAGGAGAAAATGGGAGTTCACCATTATAATATTTAATCATATCTTGCCATTCTTTCTCATTAACTTTTTCTTCTAACTTCTTTCTAAATAAAGTGTCTTCAGCTAAGACTAATTTAAAGTCTGACTTCTCTTGAGAGTTTAAAGGGACACCACCTAAAGTACTTGTTTCTGCACCTATATCATATCTAATAGAATGTAGAGCTTGTTTAACAGGATCACCTGTATTACTTGTAATAGTTACAGGACTTAAAGCATTGAGCAAACGTAAAACTGGATTATGTGGACCATTTCTTAATGGTTTCACATTACCAACTCCACGCTCTTTACCTAATATATCATAATCATTAGGTATATTCATTCTAAATAAGAAATCTTGTTGTCTAGCAAACTCTAAGAAAGTATTAGCTTCCTTTTCAGTAGCATCAAACACTTCTCTTAAGAATCTACTTTGACCTCCAAAACCAATTTGAGGACGGAATAGTTTAGCAGCAGCTCTTTCAAAGTTCTGCCCTTTATCCATAGTACCATCCATTAAAGTGACTAGATCTTGAGTACTCTGTATAACCCCTAAATCAGATACTGCAGTAGCAAATATCCATTGTAATTTAGATTGCCAGTCATTAAACGCATCATCACCCATAACACCTTGATAATAGGCTAAGTTAGCAATAGTACTTGCTAAGGTACTGAAAATATCAGACCTACCAAACCCTACATAAACCCAACCGTTATCACCTGCATCTTGAGTCACAGGGTTCCAAGGTTTAGGTATAGCAAATGAATTAGGTTGTATCTTTAATGATTTCCACATTCTACGATCTGCTTCATCTTTAGGGTAATCACCTATAAGCTGACCATTCATTGCGTATGACCAAAGAAGACCGCTGACAACACCTCCTAATGCAATTTTACCTTGTATCTCATCCTTAGCTCTTGGTAGTTCATCTAATGTTAAGCCCCATTTTTTAGCTAAATCTTCACTAGGAGCTTTTCTAACTAAATCTTGATACTGTTCAGTGAGTACTTTAAACGGAGTACGTTCTAAAAAATGTCCATAACCAAGTATAGCTGGTCTAGAAAAAGCAAAAAATCTTTGAGTAACAATATTAGTTTCTAACTCTTTAGCAAATCTAAAAGCTTCTGGTAGTTCTTCCATTAAGGTAACTTTATCACCAATAGCTTTTGATCTAGGATCTTTTACTACCCAAGCCCCGTCTTTATTTTTTCTGAAAATTTCTTTACGCCATAGCTGTTCATAAGTTTTTGCAAACCCATCAAGATCATCTATATCTACTCCAGCTTTTAAAGCACCTTCTGCAGCATTTAAAGCCATCTGCTGACGACCTATAATAGTCCTTGTATATGCATCACCTGCGTTCATAGCACTTCTACTAAGTTTTGAAAGCCATAACTTATTAATCTTATAAAGAGAATCCGGTAACACTCTTATATATTTCTGATAGTCACTACCATACTTTTCATAATATCTGGATTGTTGTTCCCATAATTTCATATCAGCAGATTCATCATATCTACTTCTATAGTCAGGTCTTCTAAGAATAACATCTCCATTATCGGCAAATATTTTTTGCCTCATATTAATATCAAAGTTACGCCAAAACATATGCCACGCTTCTTGTTGTGACCTACGCATTGCAGCATATTGAATCCCAATTAACTTTGATTTTGCTTTTGTAAATTCAGCAAAATCCATACCTTCATAAACAGAACCTTTCAGATCTTCAGGATTAAATAAAGCTTTTTTCCAAGGGAGATTAGCTCCTGTAAGTTGCTCTAAACCACGAGTTGCGTTAAGAGCATTGGTCATAAATATAGATTTAATGAATGTTCTAGGTGCTCCTAACCAAGAGTTGATAACAGTTTGGTAAGCTTCTTTCCAAATCTGTCCTTCAATTTTTGTGTACTCTCCATTAAAAGATTTCATACGACCACCTGTAAGTCGTTTACCTAGATACTCAGGTATCTGTGCTAACGAACGTACTTGTCCACCAGTCATTAAAGCCATATGCATTAAATCAGCATAGGCTTCTACATCACCAGACTCTTTTAATTCATCTAATTCTTTAAAGAAAATTTGAGCTTCTTCATATATTTCAGTACTTCTTTTGGCAGGTACACCACCAAACATTTCTCTCATTTTACCTATCCAACCTTGTTGAGCACCTCTTCCTGTGATACCCCAATGATAACCAAACTTTTTGTTTTCAATGAAAATTACTTTCATTAAATCAGTAAACATCTCATAGTTACGCATCAAAGGTAAGTCATTTTGGACTTTCATACTACCTTGAGCTAAAGCATAGACTGTTTTACCTAAGCTATGTAAAACAAACATGTTAGCATCTCTAGCATGAACACCTGCTGTTATAGCTTTAGCTTGCTTACCATCTTCACCTTTTGGATATTTATATTCAATACTATCAAGTACTTTATTTTTTCTACCTGAAGATACTATTTTTCTATATTCATCAACAAGGTCTATTTTTTTACCACCTACAAAAGCATCAATCATTTCTAGGAATGGTCGTGCGTATTCAATAGTTGCTTCAGTTTCTACGTTCCAATCATTAGGACTTATATCCATTTTAAGAGCGTTCATTTCATCAGCAACTTCTTTGTAAATCTGGTATAAATCTTTACTACCAAAAGCAACTTGACTTGTAAAAGGTTCACTTAAAGATTGAATAACATTATCTGTTGAATGGTTTTCTCTCCAATTCCATTGACGTTCTCTTAAAGCATTATGTAAAGTTTTTACATCAACAGACTTAGCTTTTTTAGGATCCCATTTAACAAAACCGCCTTCATAGCTAATCTTTTCAAATTCAGCTGATATATCTGCATTAACTAATTCATCAGTTTCTCTCAAAGCATTTTCACTTGCTTGAACTAAACTCATACCTTGATTATCTAACCAAGGATCTCCTCTTCTAGCACCTTGGGCTTTAGCAAATCGGAAGTAATCATCCATTGCTAATTCTCTTAAAGAAGGTCTTTCAGGCATATTCATTATACCTTTGACATCTAAAAAATCATCATCTTCTAGATTGTTAAAGATATCTCTCCATAATTCATCCTCATCGTCTGGGATCTCAGCCTTACCACGTTTCTTAAGGTTTTGGATAAATGATTCAGACGGTTCATTACCATCTAATAATCTTGAATATTCTAACCTATCTTCATCAAGATCTATATGCCTAAGTATATACTCTGTTTTAGCGTTTTCGGGATTGATACCTTTCCCGTAATCATAACGCATCTTAGCTACAGCATCACCATTGTTCTGTGCTTTAACAGTACTTTCTAGTATATCTTTCTCAAAAGTTTCTTTAGCAATTTTATTTGCCTTTTCTTTAGCAACTCGAATAGCTTCATCAGTAAGTTTAGTACCATTTTTCTTGGCTGCTGCATCTACCGCTTTAAGGTATTTACCGCCTTTCCATAAACCTCTAGATGTAGCACCTACCACATAACCAATATGGTTAAAAGCAGATCCTATGAGTTCACTTTTTAATCTTTCAATATACCAAGGATCGTCAGGGTCATTTGCTAAAGCATCCATTATACTAGGTAACAACCAAGGAGCATGTTCTTGGGCCATATTAGCTAAGTTTTCACCTTCTGAAGTAGACATAATAAAACCAGCCATAGCACCTTCAGTTGAGAGCTGTAAACCTTTTGTAGCAGACCATTCAAGACCTTTGGTAAATACATTCCAAGCCTTTGAACTTTTAGTTACAGGATTCGCAACTCGTATCATTTGCTGTCCTTTATGGACTGTAGCTCCCCATCCCACAGACTTAGGTAAAACATTACCAGTCCACCTAGTAAGCTGGAAGAACTGCAACATACTTCTACTAAACTGACCTAATCCAGTTTGATTTTCTGCAACAATCCTATGATCACCGTCAAACCAGCTATCATAGTGATCACTACTTGGGTCTTGTCTAGGGTCAACAGGTCTTCCTAATGTTTTATTAATCTGTTTTTTTACTTCATCTCCAGTTTTATCTAGTAATAATAAAGAATCTCGGATTGCATCTTCTTTATAACCTAGAGCTGCTCTTACAGTTTCTGAAGCAAAAGTTGGTGTATCTCTAATAACATCAGATCTTGCTTGAAAAGCTGCTCTATCTGCTGCTCGTTGGTCTGTGATCTCTTCTCTTGTCTGTTGATCACCTAACAAAGTATTATCTATAGCATCTAATATACGGGTTTGTGCCCCTTCTACTAGACCTCCAATACCTTGATTTTGTTCACCTGTACCTGCTGGTTGTGCTGAAAAATCTAAATCAACAGCTTGATCATCCGCAATGGTTTCTATCTGATTTCTATTTAGATTTTCTTGAACAACAGGATTGTCCTCGATAAGTTCTTCTTGGTTGTCTAATTCGTTGTCCATTATTTAAAACCGTTGGATTTTCTTAAGTTATCTAAAAAGTCATCAGTTAATGACCATATAGTAGGTTGTGTATAATTCTCGTGATCACCTGTCATTAGTTCAGCAAAATGCATACGGAGAGCTGTGTAAAATTCCTCAACACCACCTTCTTTAGCACCTGCTCTTTCTACAGACTTTTTCCAAAGTTGATCATTAGCAAATTTCCATATACGATCTTGTAAGGCTTCATCTCTTAAATACCTTTCTTCTGTAATAGGGAATCTTTTTTTCAAAGCTGGTCCAGATATTTGTGCTAAAAGATCTCTACGCATAGGGTATTTACCTATAAAAGCTTTAGGGTTAAACCAATCAGAACCCATAGAAAGTTTTTTCAACTCTCCATCTTTGATTGGATCAACTGCAACACCTTCTGCATTTATCTTTTCAAAATGTAAGTGTTCACCACCTTTTTTACCATTAGCAAAACTCCTACCTGTAGCACCTATGGTACCAATAACTTGTCCATTATAGGCGGTACCTACAGTAAGTTCAGGGTTAACCTCAGCTAAATGTGCAAATCTATAAATAGCTCCAGTATCTTTATCTAAAATAGTAACCATATTACCATAAGCTTCTCCTTTATCTTTATCATAACCTTTTTTAATATCATGTTCAAAGTTGAAATCATTAGCTATGACTTCACCATTTCTAATACCAAAAGCAGTTTGAACATCTTTTTGTCCTGAAGTTCCTATATCAACACCATAATGATATTCAGTTGGTTTTTCAACTTCTTTTACTAAACCAGCACCCCAATAACTAAAAGCAGATTTAGGTTTGGCTATAATTTTCCATTTGCTTTTGTCTGGATTTACTCTTTCCCCAAACCCACTTGTTTTACCAAAATAAGTATGTCCTATATGATCACCTTCTATTTGATCTTTATCAAGAAGCAAACCTTCACCTGTAACTTCATTCCGTAACAAACTATTTGCAATTACATTATGAGACATATTAGAATTAACAAAAGAATTACCTATAGTTAAACCACTCATAGGTAGAACTTCATTTAAAACTCTATTACCTACTTTAGTAGAAGAGTTATTATTACGGTTTAATGCATCTAATGTTGTTTTAGATTTAGATTCTTGTACATTATTAGTAACAATTTCTTTAACTTCTGGGTCATCTGTATCAGGTTCATCAGGTAAACCTAATTTTTTACGTTGAGATCCAACAAAATCAGATTCACTAACACCTAAAAGCCTAGAAATTCTTTGTATTAAGGGGTCATCTGAATAACCACCTTCAGTTAAATTAAGTCTTTCGGGATCTTTAATCCATAATTTCTTTGATAATGCTTTACCATTAGTACCGTTAGACTTGACAGACACTTGATTCCATATTTCTATATCTTCAAGACCTAAAAATAAAGGGTCAATACCAGGTTTACTAAAGTATGTGGTACCTTCAAAGATTTTAGCATACCATTTAGATGTTTTATCTGTTAAACCAGCTGTTACTTCAGCAGTTTTTTCACCATAAGCTTGGTTATAAGCATCCTCATAAGTTAAAGTTATTTTCTTTGCATTAGCATCATCAAGTATTTGGTTTGCTCTTAAAGCTACTTCCCAATTAAACTGATCTACAGACTCTGTTTGGTGAGGTTCTAGTACAAGAACACCAGTAGCTTTGTTTATTGTACCAAATATCTTTTCAGCATCTCTTTCTTTTTCTTGGACATGATCTTTATATTTAATATAATTAGATTCTTCTACAAGCTTAAGGTTATTATCCTTCATATATGCTTGAGCTATCTCCATGTCAACATTAGCTTTTACTAATTCACTTTGAGGTACAACTCCACCACTCTTTTTCCATATTTCTCTTATAGCTAAAATAGTATCATCTCTTTTAATCGTAGGTCTATAGAACTTACTCATCATATTAATGATCTCACCTCTAGCATAAGGGTATTCCTTATACAATTCCCCTTGGAACTCTAAGATTTCACTTTGATAGTCTTCTTTTCTCTTGCCTTCAGCTTCCATTTTCTGTGAGATCTCCTCACTTTTATTTATGATAGCTATGGTAGCACCAGCTTTTTGAGAATTAACTTCTCTAGTATGTCTTTTGCTTAACTCTTGTGCAAAAAGAAGGTTAAGAGAAGTTTTACTAAACTTAGCTTTATCTATTTGTGATAAAGATAAATTACCCATAGATGAGTCTATTGGTAAATTACTAGCAATATTTAAAAAGTTTTGATGAACTAAATTAGGATTAGTAGCTCTGGCAAGGACATCTTTATAAGTATCAAGAATTATTTCTTTTAATTGAGCACCTTTACTTTTAGTTTCAGTAGCTATTAAATAAGGACGTAAACGTGTTTCTAAAGTGGCTATTTCATTAGCTAAACTTGTAGCTCCAGGATTCATTTCCATAGAGTTACTAAGACTATTTATGATAGCTGCTTTACGTGTTTCTTTGAACTCAAGATCTATATTATCAAATCTAGTTTTAAGTTCTTTAGCTACAACTTTTCTAGCAGGTTTTCCTAAAACTTCAGCAACTGTTATATCACCTAAATCACCCCTATTTTCATCAACAAATTGTCCAAGTAAATAAGCAGATGCAAAACGTAATTGATCTTTAGTCTTTGCATCTTTAATCATCCAAGGTTCTTCATCTTCTTTTCTTTGTAGAAGAAGCTCACTTGTGTCTAACTCAGCTTTTAATTTAGCTGCAAAACCGTCAACTGCTAAAGCAGCACTTCTATTATCATATCCCCATTTGTAAGCACTAGAGAACATACCTCTAGCTTTATTAGCTCTATCAACTTCACCAATTTTTTCTAATGGTGCAGCTACTTTAGACTCTATTTCAGTTATAACTTTTAAATTTTTATTAGCTGCTGCTGTGATTTCTTGTAGGTTTTCTGTTTCAATCTTTTTACCTGTTTCATCAAAAAAAACTTCTTCAGTTTTAACTTCATCTTCTAAAATTGCTGCTGCATCACCTTCAGCTCTAGCTTGATCTTGTGCAGTTTTAGCTATACTTGTGACTGTTTTAGTCATAAAGTTTTTAAAAGTAGCAGACATATCCGCTGCTTTTTGTGCTTCATAACGATCTAAACCAGTCTGTACTTGAAAGATTCGTGCAGCTTCTGCTTCTAATTGTTTAGCAGATTGAACTCGTTTTTTAGTTTCTTCATCTGCTTTTTTAGCTAATTGAATAGCTCTTTGTTCTGCTACTTTAGCATCTCTAGTTGGAACACTACGCTGAACGTATCCAGTCTGCCAGTCCCCCTGCCTTTGAAAGCCTTTAGCCATTGTTAGTTTTAGTTAATTATGTTTTCCACCAAGCAGATGTACCGTCAGCATGACCGATACCATGACCGACTGCTACGCCAGCTGTAACACCAGACATTATAGAACCAAGCATACTTGGTTTCTCTGGATCTCCTTGCTTGATTGGTTTAATAGTCTGGAACTCAGCAGTTGGTGCAAATAATGGTCCAGCAGGTAAAGCATTAACAGCTCTAGAATCAGCTGCATATTGTGAAAGTCGATTACCATATTCTGACATAGCAAACGATTGGTTAGCATTAAACAAACTAGCATTAACTGCTGCCTGTTCAAACCCTAACTGCCTTTCTACGTCTTGTAATTGAAGCATCATAGATTGACCAGCTTGCATACCGCTTGCTAATACAGTTCCTTGTGCCTGAATTGAAGCAGCTAACTTCTGTTGCCCTTCAAACTGAGCTTCTTGGACTTTTTCATTTAACTTTAATTGGTTAGATAAACTTGCTCTTGTAGCTTCTTGTTGGTTAATCTCTAGCTGTTTATTAAGACTTTGCCTAGCAGCTGATTGAGCATCTAACTGTGCTTCAAATACATTTAGTTTTTGTTGGTCTTTAAATGCTGAGATTTGTATCTGGTTTTGATACTGCATCTTAGCCATTGCATTGGATCTATCAACAGCTGCTTTCTGTGCTCTCCATTGAGACATTTTAGCTTGACGATCAGCAACAGCAGTTCCAACTCCAGCTACAGCAGCTATTGCTATGGTTGGCGTACACATAATTTCATAAATTCTATAATAGGAACTTTATTATATACTCGGTAATTTAAAAACTTAAATCCTAATAGCTTTAATAGTTTAATGTGTGCTTCATTACGCATATCTGCATAATTAAATAAATAAGGGTTGGGTAAAGAATCTACCCAGCGTTTAGCTTCTCTTACAAGCGTATGAGGGAACTCTGTACTGGCCTCAGTACATAGCATCCATATTGCATTTGTAGGGGTCACACCCGCCACTCCAGCAGCCTTGCCGTTGGGAACCTTAAAATAAACTGAAACTGCTGAATCAAAATAAGCTTGAACACAAGCAGCTTCTCCACACATTTTTACTGTCTCTTCTACCTCACGTCTATCTTCATAGCGTAAGTTCAACCCCACACTTAGAGCTAACTCTGGAGTGCAGGGTTGAATATACTTACCTTCGTACATGTCTTCTTTGGTTATAGTTGCCGTCCCAGCTAGCTGAGATTAAAGCGGTGGAAAATGGGTCTGGTATTTTTATTTGTAAATTATATTTAGTATTCTTCTTTTGTATAGGTACTCTCACAGACTTATTTAATTCTGAAGGTGGTTCACCAAAGTTAGCTAAACCAGTTTTCATACCTGATTCATATTGAATGTAATCATCAAATTCTTTGGTAACTGTACCAGCATTATCAACATAAGAATTCTTAGCTGTTAGATGGAACTCCATAGGACCAGATACACCTAAATCAAAGTTAAGACCAGAGATTCTTAAGGAACCATCTGTATCAAACTTATTAGCATCAACTGCTAAATGGTAATCTGGTAGTTCAATTATGCTAGTGTAAGCATAACCTACAACTACTTCCCATCCAGTCATATTAATCCCGTTAAAGGTAGCACTATTGGTAGTTACAGAATCAGCTTTAACAACCATACCTGCGTTGGTACCATTTAAACCAACTGCATAAAAATTAGTAGCAGCAGTAGGTGTGTAGTTTAAAGCTAAAACAGTTTTCTCAGGAGCTGTTGTAGTTTGAGCTGTATAAGTTATAGATGTTGGGACATCCATACAATCTAGACAAGCTTCAAACCATCTCGCTACATATAATGGTGATCCAACATTTGTTTCACTACCACCTACAGTATAACTTCTAGTGTTTGTAGCATCTGTTACATATTCATGTCTACATAATATATAATCACTACCATGTTTAGTTACTACATAAAAGCTGCCAGCAGTATAAATCATATACTGCATCGTACCTGTTAAACTCCAGCTATACCAAGCTGATTGATCTCTTCTGTCTCCAGAATCAAAATATTTGTAATGATAAATCTCAGATGAATTTTTCTTACCAAAAGTAACAATACCTAATGCAGTAGAGTTAGTTGACATAGTAATATCTTTAGGTATAAACTCTGGGACAACTCTAGTCTGTTCTAAAATTTTAGGCGGTACATCATCATCTAATATTGTTGCTTCAAATGCTCTAGTATATGCAGATACATTAGAAGTAAACATAACTGATGTACCCATATCTCTAGGTTGTAAAGAAGCATCACATTCATAACTAGCTATCTTTTTTAATCTAGCCGTTTTAGGACTAAAAATGTCTGACTCAGTAAATAACAAAAACTGCCCATTATCACTAAATAGCATTACCCCTTTTTGTATAGGAAGTATGTGATTAACAAAAGCAGGTTTAATATCTGATACTGTAATATCTACAGGATTATCATCACTAGCAGAAATAGCAGAAACAATAAAGAAATTAAAGTAATCTCCAGGACGACTAAGAACTACCTGTTCATCTGCAATAAGTCCTAATCTATTTCTATGAAAAAATATTTGCTGTATATTTTTACCATTAAAACTAGGAAATGGGTTAGTTTCATCATCTCCTACTTCTCTATATTTCCAATAATTATCATTACTATCAGCATTAGCTGTGGTTTCATCTAACCTTTTAAACGTAAAGGTACCGTTACGGTTATTAACCAAAGCATGAGGCATCTTATCAGGGTCTAAACCTTTAACCATAGGGTCACTACCTGATGAGAAATTGTGTGGTCTAACACACTCTTCCCATTTACCACTACCTTGTGTACCATTATCAGCTATAAATTTAACATAATAATTATCAGCATCTAAGTTGTCTGAGTTAGCTATTTGTGCTATATAACCGTGTTTACATTGACTTGGTAATCTACTAACATCTTGAGCTGTATTACCTATAATATTCATTTGCTCATTTACAGCACCTCCGAGGAAGTTTACTGTAGGAGCAGCACTACCATATAAGTACAGACCACTACCAATTACTTCAGCAGTTACATTAGATACATTGGAGTTTACTGAAGTAAATAGTTTTTGAAGGATGTTTACCATACTAAGTTTACCTTCATCAGGGTTCTTAGGACTTCGGTAAAAAGCTATACCAGAAACATCTTCATAAGTTTCAACTTCTTCAACTGATTTAATATCAACTCGATATGAAATACCTGCTACAAAACAAAATATATAATGACCTAAAGCTTCAGTTTTACTTTCAGTTTTAATTAAACCACCATTTTTTAAAGTAATTTGAGCTGAATATCTAGTATTATAGTCTTGTGTATAACCTAAAAAATCTTGTGATGAACCAGGACCGTCATTATCATAATTAGCTACGTTACTATCTACATAACTAGCACCGTTAACTATAATATGACCTTCTAAACCTTCGATTGTGACTGCAGTACCACCACTTTTAGTTGTACTAGGTACAGTAATATTATTACCACCACTAAAAGAAAACTGAGTTAAACCAGAGTAAGTATTTTCACCAGCCGAGTCATCCCAACTATGTCCAAACCCAGTATTAACATTAGTTGTTTTCGATACTTCTAATGCAGTAGCACGAAAATATTTTTTAGGTGTAGGTGCCGTAGTTCCTGTATATAATACATACTCAGTGTTATAAGCAATAGTATCTAACCTAGCAAAAGCGTAGTCCCCACTGTTGAGAGGACTGTGAGTGACACCAGTAGTACCAACTGTTTGTTTTGGGTTGGTAATGATCGTAGTATCTTGTATGGTTTGAATAGCATAAGGCTTAGTTGTTCCTGTTTGTTGCATGTAATCGAACAAAGCATCACCGTTAGAGTTGGTGAGACTTTGTTCAACACCAGTTAAAAGGTTCCAAATTCTTATAGGTTTGGTACCGCTATAACTAGATAATGCTGTCATTTGTGCTAAATATTTCTCATCTCCATCTCTAATTATTTCATACCAATACCCATCTGCATTAGCATTAGTAAGTTTTTTTACAAATTCCCCAGCAGGTCGTTTCATTAACCCAAAAGTAACATCAGGTACAGCATTATCACATACTCTGAGCTGTCCAGGAAATTTAATTGTGTCAGGTTGTTGAGATACTCCCCCTAGAAAGTTAGGAATACGTTGATTTACTGTTGGCATTACCTTCTCTGTAAAACTTTATATGGTCGGTAAACAGTGCTAGCGTTAGTCCTGCCTTCTTGATTATTGAAGATATTATAATCACCTTGAACAGTATCATACTCCAACGCTACAGCCCTTGCTTGGGCTTCATCTGCTGAAATGAGTTCTGCTGCCTGTGGGTTGTTTACCATGCGGTTAGAAGCGATCCTAGAGGCTCTGACGGTTATATAGTCTTGGAATACTTGTGGTATATCATTATAATTTATCATCCAAATTATATCGACATATATTTTACCGTCAGATGTGTTAGTAAATTCAAAAGTATGATCATGTAAATCATATAATTTTTGAATACCATTGTCAGTTTTTCTAATAGTATCAAATGCGTCAGGGTGTCGATACCTATTAAGGTCTATTTGTAAGACATTGTTAGGTATAATACAGTGGTTATTAGAATCTAAAGTGATAGGGTATTGTGTTTCAGTATTGAATTTCCAGCCTTCTGATAATATCTCACGGCAGACTTGCTGCAGAGTTTTCTGTGCAATAACCACTTCAGGGCTTTGTACACTTAAAGTATTAACAGGTGACTCTCCAACACTCATCAATATAGAGTTTACTGCATCCAGTTCGGTGGACGCTCCATATGATATGTTTGCCATAAGAATAAAAAAGGGGGCAAAAGCCCCCGTATATAATGAATAAAATTATTAAGCGTTAGCTGGGTATGTAGTACCAAACGCAGCTGGCTTAGTAGTTGTACCTGCGAACAGTTCAACACAAGCTGCTGGGTTCAAGAAGTCGGCGCCCATAGCGAGCCTTCCGAGTATCACATCTCCTTGGTAGATTACGTTTATGTCTCCGCTTGTTACCTGAACCTGTGGTCCCATTGCTTCAACAACACCTGCACCTTCTCTTTGGAATATAAGTCCACAAGAGTTAGCAAAGTCAGTAGCATTACCATAGTTGTTGTTGATACCATCTACAGAAGCACGTCCGTCTTCAGTAGCTACGTCAACGAATGAACCTGTGTTTCCAGGATTCACTGTATCAAGGTCAGTACCTGCTGCTGCACCTGAGTTAGGAGCATACTTAGTACCGTACTTACTAAAGAATGGTACGTTCATTGATTTGTAGATATGAATACCTGCAATCTCAAGAATACCTTCTCCGCTTTGTAATGCTGTA